AATGCACCACGCGCACCCTGGCTGGTGCCTGTTGACGGACATGGACCACATGGTGCCGGCGGACACGCTCGCGCACCTGGTCATCCGGGCCCACGATCCGGCCGCCATCTATCGGTTGTCCAGGCGCGAGAGCACCGGGGAACTGATACACCCCCACCCAAATTCCATGCTAATGACGCGGGAAAAGTTTTGGAACGTGGGCGGATATGATGAAGCACTCAGCGGTTTCTATGGCACGGACGGCGACTGGCGGCGCCGGTGCGCGGCCGCCGGCCAGGTGTGGACGCTGCCGGATGAACTGCGGCGGCATGAATACGCGGGCGACAGCAGCACCCGCAAATATTTGCGCAAGCAACCGCAGGACGCCGGCAAAAAAAAGGTGCTCCAGGCGCGGCGGTGGGACCGCACCTGGAAACCGCGCGTGCTGTCATTTCCATACCACCAGGAAATCCCAAGTGCTTGACGTGGTGTGCTGGAAATGGAAACCGCCCCCGGGGTATCGGTCCCACTTTGGGCCGGGCACTGTCAATGTTTTGCACAGAATGGTGGCCCGGCACCTGGCCATGCCGCACCGGTTTACGTGCATCACGGATGACCCCACCGGCATTGACCCGGCAGTGAGAATAATTCCGCTGTGGAATGACTACGCCAACGTGCCCAGTCCGTCCGGGCCGCACAATCCTTCATGCTATCGCAGGCTCAGAATGTTTGCCGCGGACGCGCGGGAATTGATCGGGGAACGGATCGTAAGCCTTGACCTGGACACGGTGGTTACCGGTCCGTTGGACCCGTTGTTTGACCGGCCGGATGATTTTGTGATTTGGGGCGGGCAATCGGTCCAGCCCGGGCGGCCGGCGCCGTGGTGCTGGTATAACGGCAGTTTTATGATGCTGCGGGCCGGCACGCGCACCCAGGTGTGGGACCGGTTCAACCCCGCCACGTCCCCACGGGAGGCGCACGCGGCGAACGCGCGGGGCTCGGATCAAGGGTGGATCACCCATTGCCTGGGCAAAGGCGAAAGCACCTGGACCGCGGCGGACGGGGTGTATTCATTCCGCAGCCACATCGTGCCCAACGGGGGCCGGCTGCCGGCCGGTGCGCGGCTGGTGGCATTTCATGGTAAACATGACCCCTGGCTGGAAACCACCCGGCGCATGGCGCCGTGGATTGCGGAGCATTATCACTGATGGCGTGGGCGCATTCTCCCAACGCGGAAATTTCGGTTGCCATGAGTGACACGCGGCCGATTCTCAATCGGTTGTCCAAACTGTCCGAAGATATGCAGAAAAAGGACGCCAAACGCGCGGCGCGCGTGGCCATGCGCCTGGTGCAACAGGCGGCGCAACTGAATGCCGCGGAGTTTGACCGCGGGTGGACGCCCACCAGCGTCAAGAAAAACATCACGGTGGCATGGTCCCCGCGGCAGAGTCGCCAGCAAGGGGGCGTGGTCATGCGCGTGGGTGTGATGGGGGGCGCGGCGCAGTATGCCCACACCAAAGCAAACGTGCGCAAGGGGCGCGCGGGCAAGACTTACGCGACGGGGGGCGACAAGGGCAACCCGGGCGGGGATACGTGGTACTGGCGTTTTCTGGAATTCGGCACGTCCAAAATGCGGGCGCAGCCATTCTTGCAACGGGCCCTGGCGGACAACGTGGACGCGGTAACCACCGTGGCGCTGGGGGACTTGACCAAAACCCTTGACCGGCAATTCCCACCGGCGCCGGCGGCGCCCAGCGGGGGTGCACGATGAAACCCCCCATATTTGAGTTGTGCTCCGCGGACACCACCCTGCAAGGGTTGCTGTCCGATGACTTGGGCCGGTTCCAGTTGTATCCGTTCGGGGAGGCGCCGCAGTTGGGCGCAAAGCCCTATGCGGTGTGGCAACTGGTGGGAGGCGGCCCGGAGAACTACATAAGCAACGTGCCCGACATAGACCAGGTGACGGTCCTGGTGGACACGTATGCGAAAGAGGCCAGCATGGCGCGGGAAGTGTCCGCGGCACTGGTGGCAGCCATAGAGTCCGTGGCGCACGTGGTGCGGCATAATGGCGAATGGCGGGACCCGGAAACGCGCGCATATAGGTGCTCGTTTACCGTGGATTGGTTTGTGGAGCGGACCCAGTAAACAACGGAGACAGCAGCAATGGCTAAGAAAACCCAGGGCACAGAAATGTGGTTCATTGATCCCACCGGGGATGTGGTCACCAAAATCGGGTGCGTCACGTCCATTTCCGGACTGACGGCGGCCCGCGATCAGATTGAGACGACGTGCCTAGAGGATCAGGCGCGCTCGTATGAGCCCGGGTTGGCCACTCCCGGCACGGCACAGTTTGGCGTGAATTTTGACCCGTCCGACGCGAGCCACGTCCGGTTGCACGCACTGTATGTGGCGGGCACGCCCCTGACGTTTGCCATTGGCTGGTCCGATGGCACCGCGGCGCCCACCAACGATTCCAGCCTGTGGACGCTGGAGGCTACGCGGTCCTGGCTTACGTTTGACGGTTTCTTGTCGGACGTGCCGTTTGATTTTTCAGGCAACGCGGTGGTGGCCAGTACCATTTCCGTACAGGTGTCGGGCTTCCCGCTGTTGACGCCCAAGACCTGACCGGCCACCGCAACACATAGCACCGGGGGTGCGACATGGATTTAAACCAACTGCGGGCCAAGGGGGCTTTTGTGAAAGCCCCACCGGTGCCCACTCAGGTGACATGGACACATGACGATTCCGAGACAGGCGAAACCGTCACGGATGAATTTACCGTGCATGTGTTGCGCATGTCCTGCGGCTGGCTGGACCGCGTGTTTGCGGCGGGGCGCGACCCGGACCGCAGCCGCACCGCAACCCTGATTGCGGAGGCAATCCGGTTTGGCGTGGACGGGCAGGAATCAATGACCTATCCGCAGGCGTATCAACTGGACTTCGGGTTGGCGTCCGCGTTGCTGGAGGCATTCAACACCGTAAACCGAAAGGGGGAGGCGGCAAGCCCAAAACCCTGACGCCCACCGATGAGTTTTGGCATGAATTGGTGTTATGTGGAATCGGCGGGCGGACGATAGAGGAATGCCGCGAGCGCATGAGTTTTGCGGAGGCACAGGATTGGGCCGCCTATTCGCGCAAACGCGGGACATTCAATATTGGTGTGCGGCTGGAATTCGGGTTTGCCATGCTCGCCACGTTGCTGGCAAAAAGCATGGGAGTGCGGGCAGAGTTTCGGGACTTCATGCCCAACCTGGCCGCCGAAGATGAAGGGGACGCCACCCTGGGGGACGTGATGGACATATTGCGGGGAGTGAAAAAGTAATGGCCGCACGCAGCCTGGGCACACTCACCCTTGATTTGGTCATGCGGTTGGGTGGATTCAAACAAGGCGCGGATGCGTCACAACGTGAATTTGACAAAATGGCCCGCGGGCTCAAGTCGCGTGCCAATAGCCTGGCCGGGGATTTCAAAACCCTGGGCGCGTCACTGTTGGGCGGGCTGTCCATTGCCGCAGTGATTGCCGCCACGGCGGAGGCGGAAAAAGCGTTTGCCAAACTGGACAACGCGGTTAAATCCAACGGAGGCGCGGCGGGCCGCACCACGCAGCAATTAGCGGACCTGTCCGGCCAGTTGCAGTCCGTCACCACCTACACCGACGATTCAATCCAGGTGGCGGAATCCCTGTTGCTGCGGTTCAAAAGCATACAGGGGGTCAACTTTGACCGCACCGTGGCGTCCGTGCTGGACATTGCCACCGCCATGGAAATGGACCTTTCCGGCGCGGCCAAGCTGGTGGGCCGCGCGCTGGAGGACCCGGAAAAGGGCATGGCGCGACTGGCGAAAGCCGGCATATTGTTTTCGGCGGCCCAAAAGGACGTGATTGCAAACTTGATGGAAACCGGCCAGGTGGCCGCCGCGCAGACGTTCATGCTGGACGCACTGGACGCGACGTTTGGCAACGCGGCCGAATCGGCACGCAACAATTTCGGCGGCGCACTCATTGGGTTGAAAAACGCATTTGGTGACTTGCTGGAGGCAAAGGGTGGACTCCCGGAAGCCACGCGCAAGTTGGAGGAATTCAGCAAGCTACTCGCGGACCCGAAAACTAAACAGGCTGCGGACGTTTTCCTGACCACGGTTATAACGGCGCTGGGCAACGTCGCGGCGGCGCTGGCGCCGGTTATAGAGTTGTTCGCAAAAGGGATCAACGCGGCGGGGGACTTTGGCGCGCGCATTGACCACGCATTGGGCCGGAAATTTGACGATGCCACGGAGGAAAGGCTATTCAGCATCAACGCGCAACTTGAGGAATTGCAGGCGCGGCGTGATGCACTGGAGGCCAGCAGCAAGCGCAATTTCCTGGTGGACAAGGGGCGCATTGCGGAGGAAATCGCAGCCATTGACGCGGAGGCGGAAGCACTGCGGAAATTGCAGGGTGGCCGCACCAGCAAGGGCACCCCGCCGGGCGGCCGCAACCGCGCGGGGCCCGGCAACGGGTTGCAGGTGGTCACGTCGGATGACCTGACGGCGCGCGACAAAATCCTGGCGGACATCACCACCGCGCAGGAAAAATACAATGATGCAATGGAGGACGCGGACCGGCTGTTGGTCAAACACATCATCACGCAAAAGGAGTACGACCGATACCAAGCCACCGCCGCGGCGGAGTTGAATAAAGCCCTGGCCGGCAAGAGTGGCGGCAAATCCGACGCGGCGCGCGAAACGGAACAAGCCACCAAAAAGGTGCAGGACTTCATTGCGCAACTGAATCAGCAACGGGAAACACTGGGCATGACCCAGGCGGAGTTGCTGCGCTATTCGGTGGCCACCGGCGACGTGGCCAAAGCACTGGACGCCATGGGCGCGGCCGCGGCGCCATTCCGCACCGCGTTGCCCGCCATCGTGGACGCAAACATAACCGCCACCGCCACGCAGGCAATTGAGGATCAGATTAAAGCCTTGCAAGAGCAAGCAATCACCATTGGCATGACGGAGCAACAGGCATTTGCCTACAGTGTCACCCAGGGTGAATTGGCCAAGGTGCTGCGTGAGACTGGATTGAGCCAGGAGGAATTGACCCGGCGTTTGCTGGAGGGTTACCAGGCCACCGTTGACGCGCAAAAGGCGGCGGACGCGGAAAGGGAACGAGCATCCATTTACGATGCCACCCGGACCGCGGCGGAAGCCTATGCGCTGGAGTTGGAGCACCTGCAAGAATTATTCGCCAACAGCAGCGACCAGGAAACCTACGGGCGCGCGGTGGCGGATTCCGTGGAGGACTACATAACGGCCGGCAATGCGGTGACGGAATACCGTTTGAGGCTGGAGGAATTGGCGCGGCTGTTGGCCAGCGGGGACTTATCCCCGGAAGCCTACAAAGCTGCGGTGGAAGGGGTGGACAGGACGTTTGCGGAGGCTGGCAAAAAGTCTGCCCAGGCATTTTCCGATGAAGCAAAGCGGAACGTGCAAGGCATCGTGGCGGACTTTTTGGTGGACCCGTTTTCGGAAGGCATTGACGGGTTGGGCCGAAAGTTTGGGGAAATGCTGTTGCAAATGGCGGCGCAAGCCATTGCCGCGCAGATTGCGGACGCCATATTTTCCGGCTTTGACGATTGGATAAACAAAGCCAAAGAGGCATTGGCCAGCCTGGCGTCCGGTTCCGGCGGCGGGGCGTTGGGCTGGCTGGGCGGACTCTTGGGTGGCGGCGGGGGCGGGGACCTGGCGCCCATTGAAATCACAGCCCAATACATTCCGGGCTATGCGGCCGGCGGGTACACCGGGGACGGTCCGGCGTTGCAACCGGCCGGCGTGGTGCACCGCGGGGAGTTTGTGACCAGCGCCGCCAAGGTGCGCCAGCCCGGCGTATTAAACCTGTTGCAGCGTATCCAATATGGACCCATGGACACGTTGCGCGCGCTGGAATCGCGGTTGCCGCGGTTTGCGGTCGGCGGACTGGTGGGCGCCGCGATGCCGGGCGCGGTGCGCGGGCTGGCGGCGGCCACCCCTGGCGGGTCCGCGGGCATTCCGTCCGTGGTGCAAAATTTCAGTATTGCGGCACCGGCCGGCACCGTGTCACGGTCAACCCAGCAACAGGTTGCGGCGGCGGCCGCACGCGGACTCAGCCAGGCCAGCCGGAGGAATAACTAATGTTTCTGGAGTCTCCCCGGTTTCCGGGCTGTCCGTCTTTTGGCTTTGTGGCGGAGCCCATGTATTCGGTCACGGTGATTGAACGGGCCAGCGGAATTGAAACCCGCAACCGCAATTGGTCGCGTCCGTTGACACGTTACACCGCAACGGTGGGCCCGCGGGTGCAAGCTGAAATCCAAGAGGCATTGGAGTTTTATCACGCTGTGGGTGGCCGCGCGTATGGCTTTCGGTTCCGGGACCCGGTGGATTATCTTTCATGCCGCGTCGGGGAAACGCCCAGTGCGTTGGACCAACCCATGATATTGGACGCCACGCAGTCCCCGGACGCATACCAGTTGTGCAAAGACTACGTGGCCGGCAGCAACAGCCAGCGCCGGGAAATATATAAGCCGGTGCAGGGCACAATCCTGGTGGCGGACAATGGCACGCAGAAAACAGAAACCACGCACTATACGGTGGACTACACCACCGGACTGGTGGTGCTAAATTTCACCCCGTCCGGGACTCTCACCTGGGGTGGTGAATTTGATGTGCCAGTGCGATTTGATTCGGAATTCCCGGTGGAAGTGGCCAACCTTAGAATACAGTCCGCCCAATTCACCTTGCGGGAATTGCGGGTGGCCAGCTAATGCACACCATTCCGGCGCCACTGCAAGCGCACATTGCGGGTGAAGTCACCAGCCTGACGGTGTGTTGGGCAGTTACGCGGCAGGACGGTGTAGTGGTGCGCGGCACCCAGTGTGACCGCGACGTGGTAATAACCACCGGCGCCCTGGCCGGGACCTATTTGAGCACGTCCGGCATAACAGCCAGCACCGTGCGCGCGGGTGGTGACCTGTCGCCGGACAATTCGGAAATTGACGGAGTGCAGGACCCGGACTCATTCATAACCGGATTGACTGCCGCGGACATTGAAGCGGGGTTGTTTGATGATGCGGCACTAAAGGTGTTTCTGTGCAACTGGGCGGCGCCGGACGGCGGCCAGGTGCAGTTGCCAGGTGCATACCTTGGGAATATCCGCCGCACCAGTGAGGGCAGATACACCGCGGAAGTGCGCGGGCTCGCGCAACGGTTGACGCAGCCACTTTTGCGCACGTGCTCTGACACGTGCAATGCGGAGCTTGGGGACGCACGCTGTGGCGTGGACCCGTCGGCATTGATTGTGGCCGCCACCGTGTCCGCGGTCACGTCGCGGCGGTTGTTTACGTGCTCGCTGGCGGTGGATTCCTCCAGCGGAGTGGCCGGCGATTACATATTTGGCAAGCTGGTGGGGGTCACCGGACTGAATGCCGGTTACACCCGGGAAATTAAACAGGATGCCGTCGGCGCGGTGTTTGGTTCCATTGCACTGCATGAACCAATGCCGGCCGCCGTCCAGGTTGGGGACACGTTTGCAATGCACCCGGGATGCAACAAAGAAAAAGACACGGACTGCAAACTGCGGTTTAACAACGTGCTGCGGTTCCGCGGGTTTGGCGTATTCACCCCGGGCGCCTATAAGATGCTGCGCGGACCGGCGCGCGGGTCCGGGCCGGTATGACGGTGGACGCCAGTATGGTGGTGACGGAGGCGCGCGGATGGGTGGGGCGTCCATTCTTGCACCAGGGCACCACGTGGGATGGGGTGGACTGTGTTGGAATGGTGGTGGGGGTATGTAAAGCGTTGGGCATCGTGGCCCCGGATTTCACTACCGGACCCTATGGGCGCATCCCGGCGCACGATATGTTGACCCGCCGCATTGCGGAGCATTGCATGGCAGTCGAACATCCGGGACCTGGCACCCTGGTGGTGCTGCGGTGGACCCGGGAGGCGGCGCACGTCGCATTGTGCACCGGGCCCACCCTGATTCATTCCAACGAAAGAATGGGCCGCGTGGTGGAACACGGTTACCGCGGCCGATGGCTGCGCATGACGGCATCCACGTGGCAGTTGCCGGGCGTGGTGTACTGAATGTCCACCGGTCAAATTGTCGGCGGGGTTGGCGGCGCAATCATTGGCTTTGTGCTGGGCGGGCCCGCCGGCGCACTTAAGGGGGCTTACTGGGGATATATGGCGGGGTCCATCGTGGACCCGTTGCCATTGCCCACGGTGCGCGGCCCGCGGCTGGAGGACCTTAAAGCGCAATCATCCGTGGTGGGCGCCACGTTGCCGTTGGCGTTTGGTACGTATGCAGTCTCCGGCAACGTCATTTGGGCCAGCGATCTAAAGGAAACAAAACACAAAGACACCGCAGGCGGCAAAGGCGGGCCCAGTCAAACGCAGATTTCATACACGTATTCCCAAAGCATGGCCATTGCGCTGGCGGAGTCCGCAACGCCGGGCACCCGCGCGTTTCAAGGCATCCGCCGAATTTGGGCCAACGGCAAATTGATATACACGCGCAAACGTCCACACCAGGACGTTATAGATGCGGCGCATGATCGCAATAACGGAACAGCGATAGGCGAGGCAATCGCGGCAATGCTGGAAGAAATGATGCGCTCGCTGGGCGCGAGCGATTCACTTGAACGAATAATGACGGTTTACGATGGCACCCAAACCACTGCGGACCCCGTAATTGAATCGTTCGAAGGGGTGGGGAACGTACCCGCATTCATGGACCTGGGCTATGTGGTCTTTGAAGATTTACAACTGGCGGACTATGGAAACCGTGCGCCGGAATTTCTTTTCGAAATTTACACCAACGGCACCCCGGAGCATTTGGATTTTGATTCCTATGCCAATGATCAATTGTTTCCGTGGCGGTTGGGCGAGCACGATCCTGTCAACTATGGAAATGTGAACGAATACGCGCGAATTGGCGGGGGCGGGCCGGGCGCATATTCAACACTCGCGGCGTATATCGCGGCAGACAAACCCGGTTATGCGGATTGGGTGTTTGCGTACAAAGTTGAAGGGTTAACCAATGACAACATGCCGGCATATCCGATGGCGGGCGACCCGTCACCGTATGAGGGGGTGCGCATATTTGTTGCCATCAATTACACGGTGCCGGGAGTTCCCACTGCGGGGGGGACCCCCAACGGTGGCGTGATAAATGAATCACTAGCGTGGGGTGTGATGTTCACTCCGGGTGCGCCAATCCTGGGCGAAATGATGCCGCCGGATACGCTCAATTGGTGGTCCGGGTTTGGCGGGCCCACCTCTCAGTCCACCGGGATTTGGTACTACAGCAGCACCGGAAATACCAGCATTGGGGAAGCCGCATTTTTGCCGGTTACGATTGATTCCGGGTACACGCCATATGCGCCGGCCGCACCCTACTATTTATGGAAGTCGGATGATTTAGTGGAAGTGACGCGCACCCCGGCGCCACCCACGGACACCGCCGATGACCCGGCGTATATTGCCATCCCGGACGTGCCGGGCTATTTCATTGACGCAATGGGGCAAACGTGGCGTGGCGCGGTGTGGGCATATGACAATTCCACCACCTATAAGGTGTTGCAAAAATACACCACGTCCGGGCTTAACGTCACAAAATACCCCTTGAGCCCCGCGCGCCCCGTGGGCCACGCACAATATTCAGATTCGGCATTCTGGATTGCGGCATATGACGCGGCGGTGGCCGCCGGCGACATGCCGGGCGGGCTAACCTATGGGGTGCACTATCCGGCCACGCAGTCTTACGGGTACATAAACGTGGCGCCGGATGACGTGGTAAACGTGTTCCCGGTGCCGGTGGCGGACATTGTAAGTGCACTGTGCGGACGGGCCGGCTTGACCGCGGGCCAAATTGACGTGACGGACCTGGACAGCATGTGTGACGGGTACGTGGTGGGCAGCAATTCGGACGGACGCGCAGCAATTAACCCCGTTGCCATGTTTGGATTATTTGGTGCGTTTGAATCCGGCGGGCAACTGGTCTTTGTGGAACGCGGCGCCGCACCACTGGTCACCTTGACGGCGGATGACCTGTGCGCCCATGAGTCCGAATCGGACCGGCCGCCGGCGGTGGAGGTAACTCGCAAACAGGACGTGGAATTACCGCGCACCATGCGGGTGACCTATGCGAGCCCGTCGCGCGATTACCAGCAAGGCGAACAATTGGCCGCCAGGATGACCACCCCGGCCATTAACGCAGTGGACGTGCAATTGCCCATTTCCATGTCAGACAGCACCGCATTGCAGTTAGCGGAAATTTACCTGTTTGACGCATGGACCGCGCGCAACGGGTACGGGTTTGCACTGGATATGTCGCACCTGGCGCGCACCCCCACGGACGTGGTGGAGTTGCCCGTGGACGGCAACGTGGAGCGGGTGCGCATTGTGTCCGTGGACGCGGGACTGCCGGGCATCATTGCGTGCCAGGCTATCCGGGATGACGGGGAAGTGGTGATTTCTTACGCCACGCGCGGGGATGACGCGGCGCTGGAAAATAATCTGCCCACGGACGTGCCACTGGCGGGTCCCACCGAAGTGATTTTGCTGGACATTCCGGCCATGCGCCCCACGGATAACGACGCAGGATATTATGCGGCGGGTCGCGGGTATCTGCCGGAATGGAACGGATACGCAATACTGCAATCATTCAATGGCGGCACTGAATACACCACAATTGCATCATGCGAGGATGCCGCCACCATTGGCACCCTGGTGTCCGCGTTTGAAGGAACCGCATCCGCAATTGAAGTGGTGGCGGATTCCGGCACCTTTGTGTCCGCCACGTCCGGGGAATTGGACGCCGGCGCCAACGTGCTGGCCATTGGCGCCCATGGCCGGTGGGAAATCCTGCAATTTATGACGGCAAGCCTGGCCGGCGGGGTGTGGACGTTGGGAGACTTCCGGCGCGGGCTGCGCGGAACGTCCGCCTATGAAACAACGTCACTGGACGGGGACCGCGTGGTGTTGATAAGTGGCAAGGGAATTTTGCGTGTGCCCCTGGCGCCGTCACTGGTCAATGTCCCGCACTATGTCAAAGCCGCATCCCTGGGCACCAACGCGGCAGACAATGCCGCGCAACTATTCACCAGCACTGGACTCTCACTGCAAGGCGGCGGGCTGGTATTCAGCCCGGATGACACGCTGGCGGTGGATTTCTCGGACGCCAGTGCGGAAATTGCCCGCCAAGTCTTTGGACCATAGGGGAACCTGTCATGCCGTCATATTCAAGGGTTTTATTGTCCGGTTCCACCAGCGGTAAACCCATCAAAGTTACCGCAACCGCCACCGCGGGCACCACGCTGCACACCGCGGTGGCTGGCACCGTGTCATTTGATGAAATTTATTTGTGGGTGACCAACACCGACACCGCGGCGGTTAATCTGACCATTGAATGGGGCGGGGTTTCGGACCCGGACCAACTGGTGTGCAAAGCGGTCCCGATTCCGCCCAACAGTGGGCCCATTCCGATTATGACCGGCCAAGTGCTAAACAGTGGCATGGTGGTGGGCGCGTTTGCATCCGCCGCAAGCAAATTGCTGTTTACCGGGTACGTTAACCGGATTTCATAGCGTGGCCGCGCAACATCTAAACCCGCTATTTTTGCTCGGGGGTGACCTGGCGGGCACCTTGCCAAATCCGACATTTCGCAACAGTGCAAACGCGACAGTCGCGGCCGCGGTATTTGGCCGCCGGGTGCCGGCCACGGATTTGCTGGAACGGTTGGCCCCGCGGACCGCTGGGCAACTGTTGACCGCGGACCCCACCACCCTGGCGGGCCGCAAGTGGCAGGACCCCGCGGACACGTCCGGCGTGGGTTTCCGCAACGTGCCGCGCGTGGCGTCCAGCGGCGGAACAGCGGCCGCCACCATCGTGGGCAAGTGTTATTCCACGTCCGGCAATATAACGATCCCGGACGCGACGTTTGCGGCGGGTGATGCGTTTTCGATTTACAACAATACCGCGTCCCCCATTTCCATCATTGAGGGGTCCGGCTTTACGCTCCGCCAGGTGGGCACGACCACCACCGGTGACCGCACGTTGTCAGAATACGGTTTTGTATCCCTGTGGTTTGAGTCCGCCAGCGTGGCGGTGGTCATGGGTGCAATCCTGACGTGAGCATGATTCCGCTATTGTTGGGCGGCGGCGGCGCGTCCGCGGGCGCCACCCCGGACATTCTCGACATTCAGTTTTATACAAGCAACGCGACCTGGAGCAAACCCACCGGGGCATTATTTGTTGAAGTGTTGTGCGTGGGTGCGGGTGGCGGTGGCGGCGGCGGTTACTACGGAAACAACGGGGGCGGCGCCGGCGGTGGTTCGGGCGGCATCACGTTCGCCGCATTCAATGGGTCATATTTGCCCAGTAGCGTTTCCGTGGTGGTGGGCGGCGGCGGTGGTGCCGGTGCCGCGAAAAGTGGCGGCGGCGCGTTGGCCGGCGGCAACGGTGGCAACGGGGCCGCGTCAAATTTCGGCCAATACCTGCAAGCCGGTCCGGGACTGGGGGGTGTGGGCGGCAACACCGCGTCCGTGGCAGGCGGCACCGCAGGCGGCGGGAATTTCCGGTCAGGCAATGCCGGGTGCACCGGGTCCGCCACCGCGGGCGTCAATGCAGACAGCACGGACCGGGTGATTGGCCCGATGGGCGGCGGCGGTGGTGGTGGGACCACCACCATAAACGGGCGCCGGGCCAATACATTTTCCAACGTGTCCGGCTATTCCGGCGCGGCCGGCGGCAACGGCAACGCCGGTGGCAATGGTAGCCCCGGAACGAACGGGAGCGATTGGGGCGGGCTGTATGGCGGCGGCGGCGGCGGCGGCGGCGCGAGCACATTTGCAAACGGCACTGGGGGCACGGGCGGCAACGGTGCGGTGCCAGGCGGCGGCGGCGGTGGTGGTGGCACGGCACCGGTGGGCAGCGGCGCGAGTGGTGCGGGCGGCACCGGCGGCGGCGGACTGGTGGTGGTGGTGTCCTATGCCTGACGTGCAAATTTTCTCCAGTCCGGGCACCACGTCATGGAGCAAGCCGGCCGCGGCAAAATGGGTGTATGTCATTTGCATTGGGGCGGGTGGTGGTGGCGGGTCCGGACGCCGCTCCACGGCTGGTTTGATTGCCTGGGGCGGTGGCGGCGGGTCCGCGGGCGGGCCCAGCCGGATGTGGCTGCGCGCAAGTGCTTTGGGCACCACAGAATCCGTAACGGTGGGGACCGGCGGGACCGGCGGGACGGCGGTTTCCGCAAACACATCCGGCGGAAATAATGGCACCGCGGGCGGCCAATCATCCTTTGGCGCGTACTGCAATGCGACTGGCGGCGGCCGCGGGATTGGAACCGCACAGGGCACCGTGTCGGACGCGGCCGGCGTGGGGTTTGATTTTGCGGCCGCGTTATCCGGCACCGCGGGTGGCGCTAGTTCCGGCGACGGCGCAGGGGCTAATGGGGCGGCATCCACCACCTTTGGGGAAGTGCCCACCGGCGGCGGCGGTGGCGCGGCAAAGTCAAGCGGCGGAACCACCAACGCAGGCGGAAATTCCAGTGGCTTTGCCAACATTGTGGGCTATGCAGTGGTGACCGGGGGCGCGGCGGGCGGCAGCAACGGCAATGACGGCACAGCGCAATCATTCTTTGCCGGCAAGGGTGGTGGCGGCGGCGGGTCGCGCATTGCGGCCGGGGCGCCGGCGGGCAGCGGCGGCGCCGGTGCGACCCCTGGCGGCGGCGGCGGCGGCGGCGCGGGGGCGGACAATGCGGCGGGGAATTCCGGCAAGGGTGGGGACGGCGGGCACGGGTCCGTCATCGTTATTTCATTCACCTGACAATCGCCATGGACGTACAGGAATTCACCGCAAGCGGAACGTGGAATAAGCCAGCCGGCGCAAAATGGATTTACGTTGCGTGCACCGGCAGTGGTGGCGGCGGGGGCGGCGGGCGCAAGCAAATTGCGGGACTGGAACGCGGCGGCGGCGGCGGCGGTGGTGCGGCCGGACGGTCGGAGGGGTGGTTCCGCGCCAACACCATGCCGTCATCCGTCACCGTGACCATTGCCGCGGCCGGCACCAGCGGCGCGGGTGGGCCCACGGACACCAGCAACGGCAGCAATGGCGGGGACGGGGGCAAGGCATCATTTGAGGGGTTTTTAACCGCAAATGGTGGGCTCAAGGGCACCGGTGCCACCGGCACCGGCACCGCGGCGGGCGGCGGCGGTGGTTCTGGAAACCGCACCAACGGGGCCGGCGGCGGCGCGGGGAACGGCGGATCTGCCGGGACCGCAGCCGCGGACAACGTGGTAAGGTTAGTTGCGTGCACGGGCGACGG